GATTCACACTTAGGGCATGATAAGTTTGTAACTATATCATACTCCATATCTTCATAATCGTCAAGGTCATGATCTCCACCCCAAATCAATTCAGTGCCACAGTGCCAACAATTCATATTCCTAATAATTTACGTTGTCTTTCAAAGTAACCCTTAAGTATCCAAGAACTACTATTCATCTTATCATCACCACCAATACCAAATTCAAATTGTACTCTTGGATCTTCACCATACAAATCAGTTTCTGGTGTATTAGATTTACCTCTGTCACCTCCATTACAGAAAACAACTGTCTCTGCAATTTCTAAACATTTTGCAATTGCACCACACGCAGAACCTTTATCATCATCTGGTACAGTAATCACTGCATCAACCATATCTAAGTGACGAATAATCTCTGCACGTTCAACCCAAGATTGAAAGTATTGACCTTTCTTATTAGTCAACCATTCATTTGTATTGATACCAACTACAAGATAATCAGAAAAATCTTTTGCTCTGGTGAAGTATGATATATGACCACTATGGATAGGATCAAATCCACCAGTAACAAGACTTAATTTTTTAAAAAACATTATGCTACATAGCCATATTTTTCACGTAGTATTTTTTTATAAGGTTTACCATCCTCAACTAAACCTTTTACTAGTCTTAATTTGCGACATAGTTCTGTGTCAACGTCTGATACAGACTCAATGATGACATCGAGTTCATCTAAATCAATAGGTAAATCCATTAGGTAAAAAATAATTCTAGGTTTACAGTTTTTTCGACATTCCAACCAATCGCATCAAGAATTGCTTTGAGTGGTTCAACAAAACTTTTCTCAAATTGTAGATCATAATCTATATACTTGTCAAGTCCAATTTCAGTCGGAAAGTCTTGAATAAAAGAAATTACATTTTCTTGTATTACATTTGGTTTTTTAAGGTAGAGAAACTTGACCTTTTCTCCATTACCAATAAGTGAATATTTATTATCCAACTTCTTCTGCTTTACATAATGATTGAATAATAATGCACCACGAATATGTATTGGTGTTCCCTTTGTATAGATTGTAGACGATGCTTTATACTTTTGCACATTTGATGCAGTGCGAGGAAATGCAATATCTTCTGGTGGAAGTGTCTTGAACTTCGCACGACAATCATCAATATAATCAATCACTTCTTCTTCAGTTCCATTCATCATTATCTTCAATCCATCCTTGATCATTGTGCGACAAGGTGCAGGAGTTGATGACTTCACTGCTTCAATACCCATCATCTTTAATTTGGGTTCATCATATCGAACACCTTCACTATCCCATACATTTAGAATATATCTTTTCTTTGCTGTCCATATGCCACGATCTGCGATGTTCTCTCTTTTCATAAACATCTTTTGATCGTAAGCATTTACGTATTTGGCCAACGTTTCATAAGAACTCGTAATATACTTTTCAAGTTCCATCTCACAGATCTTATTAAGGAACGACACAATGCTTTCATTAGTTTTCTCTCTCCCCTTGTATATAACTTCGACCAAAGGACCCAAATTGAGGTAGATACTATCAGTATCACTAGCAATAACATAATCTTCACCCTCCGTTTTCAATATTTTGTTTAGATAATTATTCATGCGGTTTTCAATCCAACGAATTGAAACCTGTCCTGATAAGGTAATTGCTTCCGCATTTGCTAATTTATAATATCGGAAGTATTGATTACCAATCGCACCATAGGCAGAGTTAAGAGAAATCTTCTTTGCCATCTGGATATTATTGCACCTTGCGATTTCTTTTTCAAGTTCTTTTGTTTTACTCTTTTCATACTTCTTCTTTGCAGTAATCATTCTCTTCTTGAAGATGACCCTTTCATTATACATCTTCTCCATCAGTTCTGGCAAGAAACCTCTTACGTCCTTTCGATACATTGCACCATTCGCACAAACAGCATTATCCTGATACATCTCAAAAGTCAACTCTTCATTAAGTATTTTATCAACTGTAACTGTGGGGTGTTTTGTTTCAAGTAAAGTTTCTGGGGAAATATTATATTGCATAATCAAATGCGGATATAGACTATTCAAGTCAAAAGAAACTACCCAATCATACTTACCAGGTATTGGTTCTTTTACATATGCACCTGCATACTTATCAGACTTATCAGATCTTTCTTTTGGGGGTATAACAATATTTCTTCTCTTCAAATAATTGTAGATAATTGTGTCCCACATTCTTACCTGATAGAACACATCTTCATAGTTGACCTTTGCATCGTATGCCATTGTCAATGCGAGTTCAATCAACTTCATCTTGTCTTCTAATCTGTCAACAAGTTCTACGTCAATGATGTTATATTCAACAAACTTCTGCCAACCTTTTGTATAGAAGTCTTTGAATGTATCAAACTCTGAGTGATCAAGTTTCTTTTGTCCAAGTTCAACACTTGCAATATAATCTAATCGGTATGACTCTTGTGCTTTGTATGTAAACTTCTTATAAAGATCAAGATAATCTAACTGCGACACACCACCAATGTCATAAGAGATATGTTTACGACCTGCAATAAAAGTTTCACACTCTGTCACCAAACCCCAAGGTGACATTCTCTTCATTAGTTTACCACCAAGAACACGATCTAATCTACGACAAACATATGGAATATCATACAACTTACTATTCCAACCTGTAATAACTTCTGGTGTATTATCTTCAATCATCCACCAGTTTATAAATGCATTTAGAAGTTCATACTCTGAACTGAATGACTTGTAAATTACATTCTTCTGTTTATTATTGAAGTCACCAACACCCCAAGTAATTATTTGTTTTGTTGTGTAATCTTGTATTGATATGAGAAGTATTTCTTCGGCAGCAGATTCTACATCAGGGAAACCATTCTCTGACTTCACCTCAATATCAAGGGTGACTAATTTAATCTTTTCAATATCAAACTTGACTTCCTGCTCTGGATACTTGTCCGATATGTATTGATATATAAATCTCTCGTTCCCATATACATCAAAGTTTTCTACATCAGCATACTTCTTTATAAACTCACGACAATCACGCACAGAACCAGGTTTGATAGGTTCAACAACATCTCCCGTCAGTGTTTTGTATTTACTTTTTCTTTTGGAGTTGACAAAAAGAGTTGGATAAAACTTCTCACGAGTCATGAAGTGTTTGCCATCTTCATATCCACGAACTAAGAAGTTATCTCCAACCATTTGAACGTTGGTGTAAAACCTCATTCTTCAATCAAATTTAGATATTGTTCTAACAGTGTAGGTGTTGGGATCGCTAATGTCAAGATCTTGTCAGAACCCATCATAAAAGTATCATCTCTAGTAAGATCCATCATGAATGGTTCAAGAATAGTTTTACCTGATTCTGTATTAACAACATATGGTTTTACAAGTTTACAATCTGGTTGTCCTATATCTTCAGTTGCAACTTCATCAACTTGACTTATTATGTAATGATTATTTGTCAGTGCTATTACTCTCACTTCCATTTATTTTCTCCAGATACATTTCTTTAAGACTATCTATAGGTTCTACAATAGTCACTACTTGATGTCTTGGGACTAATACTTCTTTATCAGCAGATAATAAAATCCAAGGAGATAAAGTAATTTGTATTTGTCTATCGTCATCACTCTCAGCAAGAAATTGCTTTTCAGTTATGATGCGATGAGAATTAGCAAACAAGTAACCAATTGGTTTACCGTCATCTACTACTTCTTTTATTTCTGCAATAACTTGATCTTGGTCTTGCAATACTGCCAGTTTAATAGACATAATAAAATAGGTGTTGTATATATTATACCATAAAAAAAGGGTTCGTCAAGAACCCTTTGTAATTTATTTAAAGATAGTCTTTTCGAGCATGATGATCGGGGATTATTTTACCCAATTTAACGGTAAGAAGTCCGTCTTTAAATTCGACATCCCTGACTTTAACATCATCTGAGAGTTGCCAGGCTCTGTTGAAAGATCGTTGAGCCAATCCTTGATGGACATACTCGGATTCTGTCTCCTTAGTTTCTTTCTTTCCTTCGATGATAAGTTTTCCATATTCAGTGTAAACCTTTAGATCTTTTTTATTAAATCCTGCTAGAGCAATCTCTAACACAGATTCAACATTATTTACATGAATTAGATTGTAAGGTGGATAGTTTGATGAATAATCGTCATTAAAAAATCGGTCAAGGTAATCATCCATACCTATACCGTTCTTTGAGATTATTTTCATCAACTCTGGTAAGTTTGCAGAGTGATAGCGTTGTAGTGCTGTCATAATTGTTCTCCTTTAAAAGCGAGTATAAAATGTGAACCCTTTCGGCATTCAATACTAATTATATCTCAAACCATTTGCAAAGGTGGAGGAGAACCGATTAACTAACGTTCGGGTTTCTTCCCAACCTTTAACATGGTACGTTTTACCGAGCCTTTCTTTTACTGCCCTTGCTAAAGGATAATCATTTTGACCCTCTTCCATCATATCACCAAAGAAGTGGAGATCATCATCAAAATTAAAATATTTTATTATTTGACTCTTATCATTATCAGATATATCAAGACCTGTCTGTCCTCCTATCTGAACATTAAGTTTTGGAAATCTGTCTTTTAATCTATGTGCGATATCTTTTCTTTCATTTGTATTAACATCCCATTTGACATATTCATCTCTACCTTTCATATTACCTTCACCTCTACCAAGAATACTAAAGTTTATTCCACCAGGTCTATACTCTATATGATTACCTGTCCTTGTGGGGAAAGAACTATAATCTAACTCATCATTTAAAAAAGATATTAACTCATCAGATGGTCTCCAATCTGATCTATAAACACTATTCCTCCCATCGTAAATATCCGATCCAGAACAATTAAATACTCTTTTACATCGGTTGTAAATATCAGATCCAACCTGTTCGATAGTTTTATCTTTATC